AAAAGACATTAGCCCAACCCCGAATTAAACTTCATAAATTCAATAGCATTTTTTATCTGAAAGGTTCTATTTTGGATAACCTTTAGGATACTTTCAATGTATACTAACATTGTATCATAATAATCGATTTTTAGGGAGCTAGTGGACAGTTTCTCATCCGCATCCAAATATTTTGTCATAGTATCCTTATCCCTTATCTTTTTGGGAAAAGGGTTATCTATATAGACATCAGGATCTGCCTTACCTGAAAAGTATTCATACCTTTCATGTCGGATGTTTTTTCTTTGTTGTTCTGCTTTCTTTCTTAGTAGAAAGATAGTATTATATAATTCAAAATACTTTGCATGTAGAGAGGGGATGTTCAACGATTCTTCATGTAGATTATCTCTGTCTATCTTTGCGTCTTTTTCCCACATCTCTTGAATAGATTCAAGACTTAGACTCATAAAGCTTTATTTTCCATATCAGTGAGGTTGTATATAGTATACTTGAAAGACACGTCTGCTGTAAAGTATTCTATATCAGAATCGGTTGCATCAAATGTGACAGTTGAAAGAGTGTAAGGAAAAAGGTCTGTAAATACTACTTGAAACTGTGGAACCAAATTACTACTTAGAATTTGAAGTGTTCCATCAGAATAGATATTATCTCCTGCTTGCCCAAAATTATTAGGCAATACTGCTTCACCTTCTAATTTACGAAACTCATCCATACTCTCAGGATATCCCAATCCACGAATCCATCTTTGTAATTCCATATAGTTGACAAGATCTTCATCAACTAAAAATCTTAAAGTAAGATCACCAAATTGTATTTTATCACCAGGAACATCAATATTCTTTAACCATGTTGGTTGCTCTGCAATACCAAGATCTATGGAAGGAATATTTGCTTGGTTACAAAAGAATGCAACACCAGGTGCTCTCTTTAATGAGAACTTAAAACCAACAGGTGATAAAAAGTTTCTATTTGTTATTGGTGTTCCTGGTCTGTCAACAGGTGGTTTTCTAGTTGCCATTATTCATCTCTGTTTATTTGTTCTTCAAGTTTTACTTTTGCAGCTTTAACTCCTGCAAGTCTTACTTCCAAAGCATCCTCAAAACGTTGTAGTAATTTCAATTTAAATTCTTTACGACTCATGGTAATAGAACGCAGGTCTCCTACCTGTATTTATCCCTTCACTAATCCCTTATCTACAAAATCATCCCAATTCTCATCATGAACTACAGAAAACTTTTTACCCAATTCAATCATAATTTTTTTAGGATATGCTTTACCTTGTCTTTTACCAGACGCATCCTTGGGTCCAGTATGAAGATATGAAGGTCTCATAACAAAGATAGCCTTTGCTGTATCTGTCTCTACCTTACCATTAACATACTTTGGCATAACACGAATATCACCAGGAACTGCTGCGCTTGGTGCTGATTTTCTAAACTGTGGGAAAAGTTCTATTCCACTATTTCTTAATCTTGCATAACCATCCTGACTTATTTCACTTAATTCCTTCCTATTCATTTCAAGTAATTGTATTTTACCCACATACTTATCAGAAGAACCAAATAATCTTTTCTCAAGAACATCCCAGAAATAATTATTCCACTTATAATCAGGTTGTGTAGGAATAGACCGACCTAAGAGTTTCCATAAACCATCTATCGCATCTTTCCTTGCAATATCAGATGGTTGATTTCTAATATCATCCATAAAGTCTAGACCTTTCTTACGATCTGTCTCTGGTATAATACCCTTAAACATTTCATATACTACTTCCACACCATCATAAACACTTCCACCATGTATAGTTTTACTATCAGCTTTTAAAGAAAAATTAAGTTCATCATTAAGAATTCTTTTACCATCAGCAAAAATCTGTATTGTAACATCCTGTTTTATATCTCCTCCACTAGTCTCTCCAGCAATACCATCAGCATCTACTGTCCAATGTATCACATCAGATTCTTTATTAATCAAATATCTTTCTTTAGTCTGTCTCAAACTATTAAAAAATTGAGACTCTTTATTGCTTATTAAAAACTTCATACGTTGTTTAATACTTTGATACTTTTCATCATGAAAAGTACTCCTACCTTTCTTTTCTTCCTCGGCAAGTATTTTCTCTAAGTTTGCTCCATAATAGTCTCCAGTCTCTGCTTCCTTTACCCTAACCTTTAATTCAACCTGTGAAAAATCTGGATACCCCTTAACCTTAACAGTCTCAAAAAATGTGTCCGCATTAGGTAAGTTCTTTGCTAATTTTTTATATTTTGGAGAATTTTTTACCATAGACTTAGCATCCTTACCAGATACTATACTCATTGTACTATTACCACCACCAAAATGTTTCTTAGCAGGTCCAGCATGTTTTGGGAAAGTCCTATTATAATCAACAGATTTTTTTCCCTTAGTCATTAAATCACCCAAAGAAGTATCTACTCTCAAATCATTAATAAAACTTTCAATCTTATTCTTATTCCTTCCACTCTGAGGATCAATTAAATAAGCAGCACAATACATGGCAAAAATACCTTCCATTACACTACCTTCTTTAATATGACTCCTCTTTGCTGGCATATCTAATACTTTTTTAAATATTTATCCTTCTTCCTCATCCTCATCTTCATCCTCATCTTCCCTTTCATCAAACTCTTCAGTCACTGGATTCCATTCCAAATAATCACCTTCAATACCAGAACTTTCTAGAAACTCACCAAGTTCTTTTGTCTCTATATCTATTTCATAATGGCAATGTCTACACCATTCAATATCTACATCACACCAAGTTAACTTATTATCTTTTACATACTTCTCTAGATATTCAAACAGTTCAATATCTTTAAAGTCTCCAAAACCAGGAGTGTAAGTAATATAATCTCCACCATTATCATCAGATATGTGGACATCTGCTGCTGAACGTTTCCAGAAGCAATATTTTTTTTCGTCTGGGTACATAAACCCTTCACCAAGGGGAACTTTCTTTTCCATAAAAAAAAGGGATATGAATCCCTCTAATATATCACAAAACAAAAAAAAGTCAACCCCCGAAGGAGTTGACTTTGAAGAAATATAAGCATCTAGCTTACATGAGGTTCTTAACAGCAACACGTCTGTAGTAACGGTTGGCATTCTCTGTAAGGGTACCCAATCCTTGAGTAAGACCTTGTGAGAATGGGTTCTCAACCATTCCGTAACGTGTCTTAAAGCCGATTTTAGGCTGGAAGCTGTTTTCTCCAACTGCACGAACCATCTGTAGTGGAACGTATGGGCAGTAGAACAGTCCTGCATCGTAAGGTGAAGAACCTTTGTATCCAACAACGTAGTACTGATTACCACCGTTTGTCTGGGTATTACCAGAAACGTCTAGGTTAGCAGCATATGGGTCGATGTATACTCTGTACTTACCTTGAAGAACACCAGCAAATGTATTACCAGTATCATCAACGTTAAGATTAGCATTAAGTGCTGGAGTGTAATCAAGTACACCTGCCATTGTTAATGCAGAAGCAACGTCTGCAGAGCAAAGGATGATGTTACCCTTTCCACGACGAGTTCTTTGTGCGATTGCGTTTGCGTCTCTTTCGATCTGGAAGAGTAGTCCCTTGAACTTCTCAACTGACCATCTACCATTGGAGTCGATGTCTAAATCGAATATACCAGCAGTAGCAGTGTTAGAAACAGCACCCTGTTCAGCAGTCTTGTAGATAGTTCTAATAACTTCTCTGTTGATTTCCGCAAGGATCTCAGTAGAAAGGATATTAGCAAGTTCTGCTTCAGCATTTAATCCGTGAATAGCTTTCAAGTCCTGAGCAAGCTCTAGTGAGTACTCAGCCTTTAGGGCTCTTGAACGTGCAGTTACAGTGACTTTCTCGATTGAGAATGCCATCTGGTTGAAGGCAGCAGAACCAGAAGTTCCTAATGATTCAGCAGTACCTGTCTCCATACCCTGACCAACGTTGTAGTCAGTAGATGTAGCAGAAGAAGTTGGGTTAAGAACAGATGGGTTTGTACCTACCTGACCAGTTGTACCAAAACCAACGGATGTGTTACCAAATCCAGAGGTATTGCTAAGACTTGCATCCATTCCAGAGAATGCAGAATCTGCTTCCTTGTAGAATGCTTCAGGACCAGCCTGTACATTATACTTAGAACGCATTGCAAAGATTAGTCCAGTAGGACCACTCATTGGCTGAACGCCTGCTAGGTCATATGCGACCAAGTTTGGCATTGAACGTCTAATCAATGAGATTAGAACGGGGTCGAAACCAGCAACAGGACCAGCAGCAGTTGCATTACCACTGAAACCTGTAGGATTACTACCTGCAGAGTTTGTTGGTGCGGCTTCTGTTAGGAGTGATCCGCTATCTTGGAAAGATGCAGACTCTCTTAAAAATTTTTCTTGGTTTTCTAGTAGAACAGCAGTAACCGATCTCTTATGATTGTCTTCGATTTTATCGAGACCCTCATATTCTAGGAGGGGTTTCCACTTTTCGACTAAATGTTCTGATTGGAACATCTTAGTTTACCTAATAGTGTTTACGTTTGAATAATCTTAAATTCAGTTTATTGCTTAAAAGCTGAAAGTGTCTTAAGATAAGAAGACATTGAAGCAGTATGGGATTCAAGACCCTCTGCATTGTCTACTCCTTCAGAAAGATTTTCAGATTTAGTAGCAGTTGGAGCACCTTTATGGGGGAAATAAGATTCCTTTAGTGTCTCTAACTTTTCACGATACTCTTCGTCACTTTCAAACTCTACACTTTCAGCAAGTGAAGCGAGCTTCTCTTTCTGTGTGGCAGCAAGGCCATCAGAAACAGATTCTAAGATACCATCAGCAGTTGCCTCAGCGAGACTCTTGTTGAGATTGATATTCTTTTCTATTTGCTCATTGAGCTTGGTTTCCATGTCATCAAGTTTTTCTACCATACTCTTAAGGACATCATATTTTTCTTCAGGGATTTCTACATAATGTTCTTCAAAAAGACCCTTCATTCCTTCAAGGAATGATTCGGTCATGTCTGCCTTAAGGCCATTTTCAATGGCAAGTTGGTTCTCATCGAACCACTCATCGGCGACATACTCAAGGTAAGAATCTACACGTTCCTGTAGACCTACCTTAATTTCTTCTACATGCTCATCAAGTTTAGAGTCAAACTCTTCTTGAATCTCTGCACGGATTGTGGAAGCTTTTGAGTTGATAGCGGCTTCAAAGATTGTCTTTGCTTTGCCTTGGTTCTCTTCACTGAGTTCCAATCCTTCGACAAGAGCATTGAGATCGTCTTCCATATCATACTCAACTGTCTCTTCCTCGACAGTTTCCTCTTCAGCAACGATTGTTTCTTCTACTTCAGTAGCAGGTTCTTCTGCAACAACTTCTTGTTCGTCAGTCACTTCTACCTCGTCTCCTTGCTTTAGAGTTTTTCCTTTACGATTAGTAACGGCATCAGATACTTTCTTCAAGGGACCACCAGGATCTTTCAGCTTTGCTGAATCGTTATCTGGTTTGTAATTATCTGGGGTTGGACCTCCGAGGTCTTCCCAAGTAGCGCCTGGAAGCTTCTCCATTGGTTGTGCTGGTTTTGCATTAGCATTAACAGCAGTTTTGGATTGCTTTGTGCCTACTTCCATTTCTTGTAATTGTTGTCCACTAGACATTTGAAGTTTCTCCGATTTATACGTTATTAAATCTATATTTATTTAGAATATTTATAAGTTTGATAAGAAATTATTAAATAGAGCCAATTTACGCTCCTCTAATTCCTTCTGTGTAGTCAATGTATCAATCTCCTGATACATCTTAGCAGCAAACTTCTCACGAAGTATACCACCATCCCACACCCAGTCTTTTCCTTCCATAATTCCCTCAACAAATGCATCGGGAGCAGAAGGATCAGCAACGATGTCAGCAGCAGTTGCTAACATAAAGTCGTCACCGACTACATTAACACCTTCACGGGTTGGCTTTAGAGATCCAATTCCACGAGAAGATACACCAAGTTTTACACCCTCATCAATAAGTGAAGATGCAATTTTACCCATTGGTGTGCTAAGAATTTTAGCCTTACCAACGAAATTAGAACCACTTTCTTTAAGTGATACTATTTTATGTGAGACCCTATCGAGATTTACGGTAGGACCTTCTGGATGACCAAGTTCACCAAG